TTTTTTCTTTTCAGAAATTTTAAAAAAGAGACGGAAATCCTTACAAGGATCTCTTACCATGCCAGAAGGCGTTAACGATGGAGGACATTTCTGAGTTTGTCAGAATATAGTCTTTCAGGGTGACGTAATCAGGTAGGTCGTCAGATGGGGGCACTGTGAATACAGAGAAATTCCATTTGTCGGTTTCGGAGAGCGGTCCGTGATATTCATGGACGAGCTGGCGAATCTCATAGAGACTCGGAAACTGAGGGAACGTGTACCCGGGGGATTCGATGTCGAATTCGGGGAGTTCATGTTTCCATTTTCGGAAGATTTTTGTAATATGGTGCGTTGGTACGGGTTCAGTGGGACGGAACTTGAGGTATACCTTTTCACATAGGAGGTGAAAAGTCATGTCTTGACCACAATTGGCGTAGGCGAGGCCTAACGCGCGGGCGGCGTGTATCCATTGTCTGGATGCGGGGACAGGACGTTCGGGCATTGCTAGCTGTGCAACTAGTTTGCCGATTGAGCGTGTGGGGTAACCATCAGTATTGTCGTAGCTGAGGAACGAGAGCTTGAAGCGAAGGTTTGAGTGAACAGACTTTAGAATGGAGAGGACCATTCCGTGGCGTTGTTCGCAGTACGAATCAAGGAAACTCATGAAGCGAGTGACTCTTTCGATGTTGTGTCGAAGGAAGATGAGGTTGTCATCACCAAGGACGCAGAAGAGCATGTCGAGACATTCGTTCTCGGAGAAGCCAAATTCCAAAAGACAATCTAATATGATGTACATGTTTCCAAAAGAGTCTAGAGACTGAGTGTTCAGAAGACCGGAAGGTACACCACCATGTTCACGCATGTAGGCAAAACCGTCAAAGGAGAGGAATGACATGTTAAGGTACCAGGTCAGGAGGAAGACGAGGACGTTAAACATTTTGGTTGCAAATGAGTGGAGGGGTTGGGTTGTATTGGGATAGGTTCGTGTTGGCATATAGCCGTGAGAGACGATGATGAGTGAGGCGAGATAATCGAGATAGTATGCGATTATGACGTAGGACGGTAGTCGTTGGTCGAATTGGGACCAGTCGAGTGAGATAAAGGAGAGGAAGAAGAGAGCGATCCTGTTGAGGAGGGACATGGAACCGCGGAAGGTTTCAAGGCCATGGGCGACGCAGCATTGAGGGTTGCGGAGCTGGGCGAGCAGGGGGGTAGTGAGCGTCTTTTCTATGTGGAGAAAGCGGTCGTCAACTGAGTAGACGGGGCGGATTTTCTTGGGTAGAGTGGGGTCACGTTTTGAGATCTGTGTTCGGATGAACAGTTGTGAAGGGTGGGAGGCGAGCCAGGAGTTGAGGCGTGTAGCATATTCTTCAGACGAGATGTCAGAGGTGGG